GCTAGTCTTATCAAAGCGTATTATGACGCCGCACAAGACGACCCCAGCATCTTGCAATCACTTATCGCGGCGCGAACCGCTGCACTCACTGGCATGTTGTCAAAAGGCGGCGGAAACACCCTGACAAACAGTCAGAAAAACGGCATCTCTTATTCTGTGCTGGTTTCTTTACCAGAGACAACAAGGATCACGGTTATAAATACCGCAATTGCTTTTATTAAGCGCGGCATTCGCCCATCACCTAAAGCCATCGGAGGATTTCAACTATGATCGTAAACCAATTCGGAGAGCCATATAAATTCGCAAAAGGAGCGCAACGCAACACAACGGCGCGGCCATGGGAGCCAGTGAGGATGCAAGACATCGGCACGCTGATTCCATCATGGGATCGCAAGACGCTTGTTTCAGCATCGCGCAGACTTTACACCAATGAGGGCGTTTTGATTGGAGCGATCCAGCAAAAGGCGATGTATTCGGTCGGCAGATCATGGCAAGCTCAATCGCAAGCCAAGGACACCGAATGGCAAAAGCTCGCAGAAGAAAAGATCAACGACGAATGGTATGGCGTTTGCGATGTCAAAGGCGGGATGCACGATTTCAAGACGAGCTTGTATCAAATTTCCTGCGCGATTGATCGGGACGGCGAAGCATTTATATTGCTTACAAAAACCGATGACGACTACCCGCGCATCCAGCACATTCCGAGTCATAGAATTTCAACACCGCAAGACTTCCGCGATGGCAAGCTGACAACTGGAGCTTACCGAGGATTGACGCTGACAGACGGCGTTATTTACAGCAAAGGATCACCCGTTGCCTTCTGTTATGTGGATGAAGATCAGAAGTTGATTCAATACCTATCGGCTCGCGATTGCATCCATCTTTACGATCCGAGTTTCCAAGAGCAGGGGCGCGGATTGCCAGCCGCAACGCACGCGCTGAACGACCTCCGCGATGCGCTCCAATCTCACGACTGGGAACGCCATGCGCAACTAATGCTTTCTAGCATTGGTCTTATCGAATACAACGACACAGGATTGCCCGATCCCGATGACCCGATGAACGTTCTAAATGGCTCGCCGTCATCTTGCGGCGAAAAGGGCATCATTCAGGAGTCATACCAAGGTGGGCAGATCCGTTACTTTGCTGCCAAGTCAGGCGGCAAGCTGGAAACAATCAAAAATGATCGCCCAGGTGACATGTGGGAGTCATTCCAGAATCGAATCTACCGCAAGACACTTGCCGGCATGAACTGGCCTTATTCGATGATCTGGCACGCCACAGGACAAGGCACGGCAGAGCGGGCTGACCTCGGACGCGCGCAACGTGCAGTTGAAGATCGACAGGACTTGCTGGAATACGCAGCTAAGCGCATGGTCGGCTATGCAGTTGCCAAGTTCATTAAGCGCGGTGATTTGCCAGCAAACGACCAATGGTATCGCTGGAAATTCAGCTACCCGAAAAAGATCACCATTGACGATGGGCGAGTCAGCAAGGAATTGATCGAGATGTGGAAAGCGGGATTTTTGAATCCTAATGACGTTCTCGGCTACCTTGGCAAAACTCCAGAGGATCACATCGACGAGCGCATAAACTACCTTGTCATGCAAAAGGTCAAAGTTGCAAACGCAAACAGCACGTTGCCAGACGGATTGCAAATTGAAGATCGCGAAATGGCTATGCTAACACCTAACGAAACAAAAGACGATGCAAATGCTAACATTTGAAAACAAAGCAGCGAAGGTCAAACTAAACGATAGCGTCCACAAATTAAGCGTGGACGAAGTTATCGAGCAGATCGACAAGGTTTATGGAATGGCGGCAGTTGACGCGTGCTATTCCTTCGGTGAAGTCACAGCATCAGCAGATGGCGCGGTCGATACTCTTGAGATCGAGATCCACAGCGCAGGTGGAAGCGTTTTTGACGGCTATCGCATTTACAACTCCATGCGCGAACTATCGGCACGGGGCGTTAAGGTCACGGCAAAGATCAACACAATGGCAGCATCTATGGCTTCTGTAATTGCCATGGCAGCAGACCGCATTCAGATCGCGAGCAATGGCAGAATCATGATTCACGATGCAAGCGCAGGTCAGCATGGAAACGCTGAGCAACTCCGCAAAACTGCCGACATGCTGGACGAAATCAGCGACGATATTGCGGCAATTTACGCAGAGCGAACGGGCAAAGATAAAGACGACATCAGAAAAATGATGCTCGCTGAAACTTGGATTAAGGCAAAAGACGCAATCGAAATGGGATTCGCAGATGAAATTTTTGACACGAAAACAAAAACGATGAGCATTCTCGATAAATTCAAACCAGACGCCGCGCTTGTGGAAAAAGTAAGCGGATTAGAAACATCGCTTGCTGATGCTGAAAATCAGATCACCGAAATGTCGGCGCAACTGGTAGAGGCTCAAAACGACCTCGCAAACGCAATCAGCGAGTTGACCGAAGCCAAAAACAGCTATTCGACTTTGACCGCTGAGCATGACGCAGCAAGCGAGGCTTTGATCAAAGCGCAAACCGAGCGTGACGCTTTCGCTTCTGAGATCGAAGAGGTCAAAGCATCGGCAGCATCCAAGGCCGCTGAAATCCTCGCATCCGCTGGCGTTCCCGCACTAGAGAACGTGGAAAATGCAGGTTCTGAACTTTCTATTCGCGAGCAATACAACGCTCTAAAAACTCCCGCTGAACGTCAATCCTTCCGCGAGAAAAACTGGAATCAACTAATCAACCAATAATCAACAACCATGGCTAACACATTCGACTCCGCACTTGTTACCGATGTCCTCCGCGACACCGCAATCACCGTTCTGCAATCCCGCTTGGCTCCGCTTAGCGCATTTTCGCAAGACTTCTCTGCTGACGCAATCGCCCCTCGCCGCACTGTTCAGGTGCCGATCGCTACCGCTGGCAGCACAACTCAAACCAACGCGACCAACTTTGAAAGCGGCGACAGCACGCTCGACAATGTTGCTGTAACCGTTGATCAATACTCGAACAGCTTTGCTTTGACCAATGCCGAAATTAACCAAGGTTTCCGCATTCAAAACATCGCCAAGATCAACCTGCACCAGTTGGCAAACAAGATCATTGACGTTGCATTTACGCCGATCACAACTACCAACTTCGGCTCGGCTGTTGTTGATGTTAACACCGCAGCAGACTTCACCGTTGCTGAGCTTAAAACGCTCTGGGGCGCACTGAAAGACGGCGATGTTCGCAACGTCATTCTTGACGGCAGCATTTACGCTCAATTCTTGCCATCCAACCTCGAAGCATTCCAAGTTGCTTCTGGTGGTAAGAATGTCGGCATGTATGGCTTCGACTTGTTCACCTACAACAACCGTTGGACAGGTGCTGGCTCAACCATCCGCGGCTTTGCTTGCTCTCCGCAAGCTGTTGCAGTTGCTTCTGGTCTGCCACAAAACAGCCCAGCATCGAGCGACATGATCTCTCAAGAGAACATTGTCATCCCCGATCTTGGTCTGACCGTCCAGATGAATATGTGGGTCAGCCGTTCGAGCCGTGCGCTCTGGGCATCCTACGATGTCATGTTCGGCGCAGCCAAAGGCGATGGTTCTGCACTTAAGATCGCAGTTCTCACACCCTAATGAGTTTTTTCATCTGCAATTCTAGCTCCGCAATCATCGCCTCATGTTACAGTGAGGCGGTGAAAGCTGCACAAACGCTTGCAAATGATTCAGGCTTAGCTTGTAAAATTTATCGTATTCCATTGCTCGCTGAAAAAGTAATTAGACCGCCAAAGGTCGAAGAAGCAGAAGCACCGAAGCCGATGAAAAAAGCGAAGCGCAAATAAATTTCTGGTAGTATTCATAGCATCCATCCCGTCAGAAATGGCGGGGTGGTTTTTCTTGATTATCAAATAACAAACCGCAACTTAAAAAAGAACACTTTATGGCTATCGCATCCGCTCAAACATATAACGGCACCAGCTTCATAGCAACCCCAGCTTCAACACTGACTAGAGGAAGCCTCACAGTGGGAGTAACTGCCACGCAAGAATTGTTCACAACTGCCGATATTGGCTATGCAATTAGCTCAAGGCTTACCACAGCAAGCACCACGGCAACGCTAGACGTTCAAACAGGTGTATGCACTGGCAGCGCGGCATTTGTTGCAGGAGTTGCACAAGTCGAAACTGCCACAGTAGTTGCCGCGGCTGGGGCAACATCAAACGGCAACTGTATTGTTACCGTAACGGGATCAACTTTAACGGGATCGCCGCTAGCTGTGACAATCCCATTAACAACAGCATCTAACACCGCCACACTGGTTGCAAGCGCACTTGCTGCGGGACTTAACGCAAACACAGCCATCGCTGCCAAATACTCGGTGGCAAGCTCAGGTGCCATTATTTTATTGACAGTAAAAGCAGATGCAAACGGCAATTACCTAGCCAACGATGGGACGCTTAACATAGCGATACCTGGCGGTTTAGGTATCACAGCGGCATCAACAAGCACAGACACAACTGCTGGAGTTGCCAGCAGTGGCGTGCAAGTCTTAGACGGAGACGGCAAAGACTTTGAAGGCTTGACACTGCCATCCATGGCTCGCATCTACGCGCTAGAAATCAACGTGACAAGCGGCAGTGCATCGGCATCGAACGGCACTCAGGTCTTTCCGCTGCCTTGCAAGATTTGGAATGCTAGCGGCATCACTGGCAGCATGTTGACATCTGATTTAGTTATCACAGCTGCATCAGCAGGAACTAATGTTACGATCACCGCTTTGGGCAAATCATCGTAACGCTAAAAATTTCAATGTTGGTCATTTTTTGACCATGATTCACATTTCAACGCATTCACTGGAAACGGTGGGTGCGTTTTCTTTTGACTTGATGCGCTAGTATATGAGCGAATTAGACGACTTCATGCTTTCTCACAATGACGAGAGTGATTCAACAATGGGGACGGAAAACATGACATGCAACAGTCAAACCTTTCCAGTCGTTGTCAACATCTTGGCAAAAACCGTCGATGGCGA